TCTTCATATATCGAAGATGGATGGTGTATTGAAGTAATTGATAATATAATTAATCTTTACGAAATACCAATGTTTGGCGGAGAACCTATTTTAATAAAATCAAATTGTGCTTCTATTTTAGAAGCAATAGAATTAGGCAATTCATTAACATAATTAATAGTTAAAAAACAATAGTATTACCAGTCATTTTAGAATCAATGTTGCCAGTTAAATCCCTTTTATATTTATATATATCTTTTAATATATATAAAATTAAAAACTCCTACCTTTTTTATATTCTACATTTTGAGTATCAACGCCCAAATCCCGCATATAAACCATCGTAATGGCTAATGTACCATGTCTAAAAAGCTTTTGTATCTTATAGAGTTCTTCACCATCCTGACCTAAATGAACGGCCCTTGTGTGTTTAAATCTATAAATACCATGCTCACCATCAGGAATGCCTAAAGCTTCCTTATACGGTTTAAATTTCATGGTGAAATAACTATGACCTATCGGATACTTACCGCCAATACTAAATTCATGACTAAAAATTGCACCTCTTTTTTTAGGCTTGCCGAAAACGTAAAGCTCCGGATCTAATTTATCAATCTCTAGTTCATAAAGCAATTCCAGAAAATCAGGATATAATGGAATAAACTCCGTTTTTCGGTTCTTAGAATTATCAGAATCAATTCTCAATGTTTTGTTTTTAAAATCAAAGTCCTTCGCTCTAATTAAAATACATTCAGCGGTATTCCTCAAAGCACCGTAATAAACAAACGAGCAAAAGGTATATAGAAAATCGTCTCCGTTATCCTTCATTAATTCCTTAATCTTTTTGAGTTGGTAATCACTAAAGGAACTGTTACCTTTTTTGACTACTGCCAGGCGCTTCATCTTTGCGCTGGGGATTACTTCAATCACATCATCATAGTTACTTTCATAATAATTAAAGAAAACCGTAATATCATTTATGTAGTGGTTATAAGTTTTTGCGCTCCAACTTCTTTGAATTTTATAATAGTTTAAAAAGTTAGCAATGATGTTTTTGGTAACGTTTTTAATCGATAGGAAACCCATGCCATTAGATTGGAGATAGGTTTTAAAAAGAGTAAGCTCGGATTTGTATTTGATTAATGTGCTTGGCCGTATGTTGCCAGCGACTTCTAAAAGGTACTGATCAATTAAAGAACAGATTCTATCATCTTGTTTTAAGAAGCCGCTAAATTCTTCATACGGAGACCAGCCCTCTTTTAGTAATTTGGTGAATACTTCTTTCAGCTTTTTTCCGTATTCTCTTTTTAAGGCTTTGGTTTTGTAATCTGAAAAGCCATTCCAAAAGCGGAACCGTTCAAACTTATCAGTAACCGGGTGCCTGTACTTAAGCCACACATGCCACTTATTAAGTTCGGTGTTTGGTTCAAATAAAAACGGGCCTTCAAATTTTACTCTCAAATCTTGGGCGATTTTACAGGCGACTACTGTAGTTAATCTGTTGGTTATCAGTTGTTTAATTGCGGAGAGAGAGGGATTCGAACCCGTAAGCCCTGTTTTATTTGCCTTCAAAGTGGGTTTCTGATTAAATTAAGCATGTTTTATTTATTGTTTTTGGTAGGCTGGGCGACTTATCGGGCGATTAATATTTATTTAAAACCTGCTTTAAATCCTTCTTAAGCTCAATCATTTCCTTTTTCTTTTTCTCAATCTCCCTTTGATAGCTTTCCTTCCACGTTAAAAGCTTTGAACTTCTGCCAAAGAAGTAAGCGGGATCTAATTTATAATATTCGCAAAACTTATAAATCAGATTGTTTGGAGCCATGCGGGTTCCATCCAATATCTTAAACAGAGTGGGTTTAGCGTATTCTAAATTCTGGCAAAGCTCACCAACGTTTGAAATAATTTTAGATGCCCGATAAGCCTGAAAAGTTTTAATAAACCTTTCAGATTTTTCTTCATCTTTAATTAATTGTTTTGTGTGCATTTTTTTCTATATTTAGATTGGATAGTTGTAAGTTTTAAGAGCCTACATTTGCTTTTGGAGTAACTTCATAGTTTGCAACTCTATTTTCTAGCACACTAACCTTTTCTTGTAAATCTTCGATGTTCTTTAATAGCAACGGAATTAATTTATCAGAGTAATCTTTCATATATTGGTTTGTATTAGGTTTCTCGATTGGCTTATAAACAGATTCCGGCTCACATAGAAAATCTTCTTTCTTTTCGGTGTTGTATTTAGGTAGTTCATCATGCAATATCCATCTATGATTGTATTTCGGGAATGCCTTTTTAATACGATCATAGGTTGGCCGCCTTAATGTGGCTTTATACCCTTTTTCATTATAAATAAGGTTTGAAAGGTTGCCGGCATTAAAAAACGTTTTCTCTTTTGGCAAGGTCATAGCTTGGGCAGCGGCTAATTGAGTGCCGTATTCCAATTCTATAACATCTTTTAAATTTACTATCATGTTAATAACACAATATTGTTAAGAAATAAAATTGCATTATTGCGTTATTATTCTTATAATTGCATTTATATAACAAATAAAAACAAAATATATCATTTATGCAAATTTTACAAGAAGAATATCCATTAAACAACTGGGCAGATGCTTTAAAGAGCCTGCCAATTAAGTCTAATTGTATCCTGGCAAACATTAAAGACATGCCATCAATTAGAACAGCAGCGACAAGAATAAGCCAAAAAGAGGGCTTTAAATACTCTTTTAAGAGTGAAAATAATAAACAACAATTTAAAGTTTGGAGGATTAAATAATGAAAACTAATCAATTATTAACTATTGAATTAGCATCTTTTGCATTAATGCAAAGAACTTCTGATGGTATGTTTAATGCAACTACTTTGCTTAAACAATGGAATGATGATCCATCTTTAAAATCAAAAAAACATTTAGATCATTTTTTTGAGAATAAATCTACACTAGAATTTATTGACGCTATAATTTTAGATGAAAGTTTACATACGCGGAATTCCGTGTATGTAAAATCAAGAGCGTCAAGAGGTGATAATGCCGGTACTTGGATGCACCCTTTATTATTTATTGATTTTGCTATGTGGTTAAATCCTGCATTTAAAGTCAAAGTTTTAAAATTAGTTTCTAGTAAATTATTGCAGTATAGAAATGATGCTGGCGATGCTTATAAAGAAATGTCAAGTGCAATCTCTAAAATAGTGGAACGCCCTTTACTTCAAAACGCCATCCAAACAGTAGCTAAAGCATTAAACCATATTATTTACGGTGACCATCAATCTAATATGAGAAACAAAAAAGCTGATGAAGTATTATTAAGAGAGCTAGTTTTATTAGAAATAAAAGTGACTACGCTAATCAATGAGGGCTTTATAAAGTCTTACGCTCAATTATTAGAATACCTACGCAAGCAATGGCAAATTAAAAACCAACCTAAATTCTTAACAGCTTAATTATTAATCATGAAACCAATAACAATTAAAACAGAAACAGATTGCACTTTAACAATAACACAGTCATTTACACAGGAAACTGGAATATCTGGATTAGTTTTTATAACTGAAGACCAGTGTACAAAAATAGAAGCTGATGATACAAATGAGCATATTGTAATGATTTCAACTGATGAGATTGACACCTTAATTAATTATTTAGAATTAATTAAAGCTGATTTAAATAACAAAAAGCTTATTAATCAAATCTTTAATAACCCAAACTAATGAAAATTAAAATCAAAACACAGGAAAACGAATCGCTTTGCATACAACCTTATGGCGGTGTGATCAACTTTCTTATCCAAACCGATGATATGCTAAACGATAAAGGCGAACTGTTTGAATCAAAGGTAAGTGTACCTATTGAGGAAATTGATACGCTAATCAATTACTTAAACCTTATAAAAAACGGATTTTCTCTTTTTAAAGTAATGGCTCAAAAAAAAATTTAATTAAAATGTTGCATTATTGCTTTAATAGTTGTAACATTGTATAACAATAACATAATACAACAAGTTACAACAAAATGAAAATCGTTCATAACCTCACCAGCCAAGTAATCATTAAGGATGATGAATTTATGTATAAGCTAAGGAACAAAGTTATCGAACATTTTAATAAGCGACTACATGAAAGAAGTAAAGTTATCGCATCTAAAAAAAGCAGCTAAGATTTCAAAAATCGAGAACCTGCAGAAGTTAATTAACCAATTAAAAAAAAAGGCAGTAGTTAGAGCTACTGCCAATTAAAACCAGAGAGATTATGAACAACCCAAAATTAAGCAATTTTTCGGAATTAGAAAACACCCTCCAGGCAATTAGGAACCAAGCGCAAGCAATTGCCTCACAAGCTCACATTTCAGAACAGGAACGTGAACAAATGATGTTTGAAGGCTTGCAGTATGAAGCTGATCAAGAAACTAATGATTACAATTTAAATGATTAAGGACATGGAAAAATATAATCACGCAGTTCATACATTAATTAGAATTAATGATGAAAGAATTAATCAGTTAACAGAGCTTATAGAATCCGCTAAAAGCTTTGATTTAGGTTCTGAATATACCACAAAATTACAGGGAAGTCTTGAAGAAGCCATATTTCAAAAAGGCATATTATCTATTTGGCATACTAAAGAAAGCGAGGTTGAACATGCTTAATAAAGTTATATCCGTAAAGTCAACAGTTTATCCTTTTGACTACAATAAAAACAATCCTTTAAATGATGAAGATTTTAACAACTGGACATACTACATAAGCAAAGAAGTTTCTAAAGTTTGCACTAATTGTGAAAACGTATTAATCCAAGCTAAAAAAATATTAAACTCTAATCTAAAAATCAAATGAATCAAAACGCAAGAGAAGATCAAAGAGCATTCACTTTAATGATGCAACTCTTATTAATATCAGTTATGATTTTTATAGCTGGTGTATTAGCAGGAGCGTTTATTTTTCAAACCATTAAATTTTAATCAAATGCCAAATTATAGAAAAGTTTACAAATCAGATCACCTGGGTGTGGTTGATTTAGAAGAAATGATTGAACAAAAGCAAAGCCTTAAGTTAGTTATAAAGCATGTTAAACAAGAAATAGGTGTTGTTGTTGCCGGCAATAAAGGCAATCATAACATTGCATACTTTGTTGAAAACATAAAGCCCTGGGTATTGAATGCCGGTAACGCTGGAATAATTAAAGGCTTTACCAAAAGCACCGACACTGATAATTGGAATAACGTTTCTATTGAATTATTTATAGATGAAAACGTAAAGATGAAAGGGCAGATAGTTGGAGGTATAAGAATTAAACCAATACAGCCACAAATAGCACAATCTAAAAGATTTTTTACAGAAGCTAATTTTGAAAAGGCGAAATCAGCAAATGCTTCTATTGAGCAAATAAAAGCCTCTTATGAATTAACAGAAGATATGGAAACTAAATACAATGATTATGTCGGGGCAGCGTAGTGCGGAATGGTTTGCTCAAAGAGCGGGCAAGTTTACATCATCCAGAATATCAGAGCTAATGGGCATTAAAGGGCTTAACGATTTAGGCAGGACTTATGCTTTTGATATGGCGGTTGAATTGTTTGAAGGTAGAAATTTAGATGAGGATTTTGTAAGTTTTGACATGCAAAGAGGAATAGATTTAGAGCCTTTAGCATTTGAATGCTTTAAAGAATTAAAGAAATTAGATTTTTTAAAGGTAACGGAATCCGATTTTATAAAGCTTAATGAAGATACTGGAGGCTCACCTGATGGACATGTTTCTGATAATTCGGGATTAGAAATAAAATGCCCAAAGCCCAACAAATTTTTCAAATTGGTTTGTAACAATGAGATTGATGCTAAATATCTTGATCAGATGCAACACCAAATGATGTGTTCAAATACTATTCAAACCTACTTCTTTAACTACATCATATACAACGGTAAGCCAATGTATCATGAGATAATAGTATTGAGAAATGAAGAACGCATAGAGCTTATCAAAGCAAGGATAAAAGAAGCTGTTATAATTAGGGATGAATACATTTCTCAATTAGAATCAAAGCAGCAATGGAATGTATATGAAATCGAACAAGCTTAATAAATACTACTGGGGTGTACTTATCCCGGTAGTAAAAGAAGGTTTAAAAGATGTAGGCTACAACGGATTATCAGATAGAGATGTACATGAATTTTTAGTTAAACGATTTGAAGTTGATTACAGCGAGTTAAGCAATATAGAATTTATTGAGTACAAAGAAAACATCCAACAATGGGCATCGGAGTTTTTAAATATTTACATGCCCGACCCAAACGAAATATTATGAACAGAGAAATAAAATTTAGAGGTAAAAGAATTAACAATAGTGAGTGGGTTATTGGTGATTTATTAAAGGATGGTTCAAAAATATTTATTACAAACCTTACTGGAGCTAGTAGAAATTATTATGAAGTTATCCCCGAAACAGTAGGTCAATTCACAGGCTTAAAGGATAAAAACGATGTTGATATTTATGAAGGGGATTACGATGCTGATTTTCAAGTAATAATGTGGTGTGAAAATAGAAATGGTTGGGCTTCTAAAACTTATGATTTTCCAACAAAAGAAATTATATGCTGCCATTGCTATCGTTGTGAAGGTGATTATGATATTCAAGAAATTGATAATATTGAAATTATTGGAAACATTCATGATAACCCTGAACTAACTAAATAATAACCTAAACCAAATGACAAAAGAAATAAGATTTAATGTAAAAGTAGGCGAAGAATGCACAGCGCAAGAATTTAAAGAGTGGATTGAATTTGTTTTAGGTTATAGAGCATCAATCAGTTTTGAGAATCCATTATGCGATACTGAAATAGAAGCTGAAGATATTATAATCATTTAATTAAACCTAAACAACTAACTTAAATATGGCAAAAGAAACATTTATACTACGTACTGAATGGTGGGATGCAATTTCAGAACTTGATAAGGATGATAGAAGCGATATTTTAGAAATGCTGTTTTTATACCATTTAGAAGAAGAAGTGCAAACACCATCTTCATTATCAGTTAGGCTGGTTTGGAAGCTGTTAGAACCTAACTTAAAAAGAAATATTTCCTATTACGATAAGAGGGGAGAAACCTCAAAAGAGAATGGAAAACTAGGAGGCAGGAAACCTAATAATAACCTAAAAGAACCTAAAGAACCTATCGTAACCCTATCTGATACTGATACTGATACTGATTCTGATTCTGAAACTGTAAATTTAAAATTAGATGACCTTCTTTCTTTTTTTGATTTCGATTACCAAAACTCAAAACATATAAACCAGGCCAGATTAGGTTTAGCATTTTTAAACCATCTAACCAAACAAAACCAAATTGAATATTTCTTTAATCAATTTGCAGCGTACAAACAAATCAAAACTAAAGAACCAACCTATAAGCATTCTTTAAAAACTTTTATCGGTAGTCAAGAAAATTGTTTTGAGGATGGCAAATGGATGGATGTTAATTGGGTTGAGAAATCAAAGGTTAAACCAGAGGCGGAGGTTGTTTACTTTTCGCAAGCAGAAAAAAACAGAGCAATTAGAATAGCTTCAAAATGTTAATAACTTTATTAGATAACTGTTTGCAAGTATCAATAATATTTGTACATTTGAATAGACAAACAAACAACTAGAAATTATGACAACTTTATTAAATACATTAAACAAAGAATTATTAAAGGCTCAAAAAAACCTACAAACAGTAGAAAAAAAGCATTCTAATTCTAGAAGCGAAAAAAATGATTTTTTTGGTGATAATAAAATTTATACCCAATTTGCAAAAGCTCTTGAAATTAGAGACATTCTAAGCGGCACAATCGACAAAATAACTAAACTAATATGAAACCATTAATTGAAATAATTGAGGTAACAGACCAGCCTAATATTTTGCAAACAATAAAACTTAGAGGCGGAAAACGCCCCGGCTCAGGTCAGCCACGTAAAGAACCTACTAAAACTATCGCTTTTAGAGTGCCGGTTGAACTGGTTGAACAAATTAAAGAAGCTGTTAAAACCATTGTATTAGAATTTAAAACCAAACTATGAACAAAACCAATTTAGGTAAACTACCTCCCCAAGCTTTAGATTTAGAAGAAGCTGTTTTAGGAGCTTTGATGCTCGAGAAAAAAGCATTGATTGATGTAGCCGACATTTTAACAGAAGATGTTTTTTATAAAGATGCTCACCAAAAGATTTATCAGGCAATTAAAAATCTAAACGCCAAATCTATTGCCATTGATATTTTAACCGTTACCAACGAGTTAAGGCAAGCCGGCAATTTAGAAATGATTGGCGGTGCTTTTTTTATAACCGAGTTAACTAATCGAGTTTCCAACGGAGCCAATATTGAATTTCATGCCCGTATCATTAAACAAAAATTCATTCAAAGGGAATTGATAAGAATCTCAACAGAAATCATCAATCAATCTTATGAAGATACCACAGATGTATTTGAATTGTTGGAACATAGTTCTGATTGCTTGTTTGAATTGAATGCGGGGCAGTTAGGGAAAGACTTTATTGAATTTAATACTTTGCTCTATGATAGATACAAAGTTTATTGTGAGGGCTTAAAAGTAGGTTTAACGGGAATAGGTGCTGGGCTTAGAGAATTAGACGAATTAACAAACGGTTTCCAAAACAACAACCTAATTATTTTAGCAGCCCGCCCATCAATGGGAAAAACAGCAATGGCTTTACATTTTATCAGAAAGGCAGCTTTTGAACAAAACTTGCCAGTTGCCATTTTCTCACTCGAAATGAGCAAAGAACAACTTATTGACAGGATTATTTCAGCCGAAAGCGAAGTAGAATTAGAGGCTTTAAAGAAACGAAATTTAAGACCGGATCAAAAGCTAAGGATTGAAAGCTCTTATGACAGACTGTATAAAGCCAATATAATAATTGATGAAAGTTCATCTTTAACCATTAATCAAATCAAAGCCAAAGCGATTAGAATGAAGCAAAAGCATGGCATTAAAATGGTTGTTATTGATTACTTACAGTTACTTTCAGGCTCTAAAAAAACCAATAATAGGGAGCAGGAAATAAGCGAAATTTCAAGAGGCTTAAAACAAATCTCTAAAGATTTAAACGTTCCGGTAATTGCTTTATCTCAATTAAGCAGGCAAGTAGAGAGCCGGCCAAACAAACGCCCAATGCTATCAGACCTTAGAGAAAGTGGAAGCATTGAACAGGACGCCGATGTAGTGATGTTTTTGTACAGGCCAGAGTATTACGGAATAGACCAAGACGAAAACGGAACTTCAACAGCAGGTTTAACAGAAGTAATCATTGCTAAAAATAGAGACGGAGTTGTTGATGCTGCAAGGTGTAAGTTTATAGGTAAATTCCAAAGATTTGTTAATGAAAATGAAATTCAAGTAGAACACAAATTCAATTTTACACCTTCTGAAAAGTTTGATAAAGAATTTGATCCTTTTATTGTTTAAAACTTTTACAAATGTTACTTAATTACTATATTTAAAGATAAATTATGAACGATTTAATCAATGAGCAAAACCAAAGACTTTAACATAAACGATGTGCCAGAGGTAAGTTGTTTAAACTGCATACACAAAACAAATGATAACGGCTTAATATCATTTTGCAATAAAATTAAAATGCCTCAACCAAGTAAAGAATTAAAAAGATGTTTACTAAAAACTAAACCATGACCACAGAAATATTTATAGGATTACCAGAACGATTACAAAATGCAGCCTCAATAGGGATAAGCTTAGAAACAAACTCTAAAGAGAAAAACCTCGATACAATTTTAAATCTAATCTGCAACGGCTTGAATTTAAAAAATAAAGACGTACGCTCCAGAAGCCGAAAGCGTGAGCTTGTGACCGCCCGAATGATAGCCATAGGCATAAGTTATAGAGTTACGGATAACAAGCTTAAAGAGATAGGAAGCTACTTTGACCGAGACCATTCAACCGTTATCTACAACCGGGATTTATTTAACGATTTAGTAAAAATCAAAGATCCTTTAATAATGAAAACTTTAAACCAGTTAAACCTAGATTATAAATTTATATGAAAACAGAAAACCAACAGAGATTAGAGAATTTTGCCATAAGCTTTAAACACGATTTAAACGGATGGGTTAATTTATCTCATGGACTTGCAAAGGATGCCGGTTGGCATGATAAGCCACGAGAAATAGGCACTTGCTTAATGTTAATTGTTAGTGAAATAGCGGAGGCAATGGAAGGAGATCGGAAAAACCTAATGGATGATAAATTACCACATAGAAAAATGTTAGAGGTTGAGCTTGCGGACGCTGTAATTAGAATATTTGATTTAGCCGGTAGAGAGGGTTTAGATTTGGGCGGAGCATTAGTTGAAAAGTTGTCCTACAACCAGTCGAGATTTGATCATTCCAAAGAAAACAGAGAAAAAGAGGGCGGTAAAAAATATTAATCATGATAAAAGAAGTAGAAATGTACACTGTTATTTGTGATAATTGCGGTGTTGATTCAAACGAAGATGCCGAATATAGCGCATGGAATGATAAAGGATTTGCTTTAGATTGTGCCTTAGACTCTGATTGGCACAAAGAAGATGATAAGCACTATTGCAAAGATTGCTATTCATTTGATGATGAAGATTGTTTAATTATAAAAGATTTAAAATGAAACCAATAATAACCCAAAAACCCGATGGAAGCTATGTAATTAAATTAGATAGCAACACCACAATAACAACAAGGAAAAACCCTCAAGATGTTATTGATAAATTTGAAAAAAGAAATGACACATTTTTTAGAGGTGTTTCTAAACAAAATTTAAAATGACAGCAAACGAGATACAAAAATATAAAGACCGACCTATCCCCTGGTTAATCAAACTAGCAACTAAAAGCTTTAATGAGTTCATCAGGAAACGAGACACACAAAGCGGATATTTTAAATGTATATCCTGCCAAAGCACTAAAGACACCGAACAGTTAAACGCTGGTCATTACTTAAGTGCCGGCAATCATTCAGCTTTAAGGTTTAACGAAAGAAACGTTCACGGTCAATGTATTAAATGTAATTACCATTTACATGGCAACTTAGTTAATTACCGTTCAAACCTAATCAACAAGATCGGATTAGACGAGATAGAACTTTTAGAAATGCAAAACGGAAATTTCAAGTGGGATAGATTTTCCCTAATCGAAATTATTTATAAGTACAAAAAATTAAATAAAACTTTATTTGTTTAAAAGGTAACAAAATTTATCTAACTTTATTAAAAATAAGTAAACTTTGACTAAAAACAAAGCAATCGAGTTAGCCTACATCGAGATAATCAAGCATAAGTTTGATGAAGATGCGGTCCAGCATTGTTTTGAGTTACTACTAGGAAAACCCGACGATTTTATAATTCATTTACAAGAACAAAAGAAACTGGTAAACTATATTTTCAAAGTTATCCATTGCACAATTAAATTTTCACATAGTAATTTTAATTATAACAGATTAAAAAGTGTTGAAATCCTTTTAGACGATGATGAATGGATAAACCTCCAAAACAAAACAAAAGACGTTGAAGAAGATTCAATCAACCTAAACAACATTTACTGGTTTGATAAAGAGTTACTGACGTTATACAGCGAACACGAATGCAACGCCTTATCAGTAAGCAAACAAACTTTAATCCCACAGGATTCAATCCGCAGAGCAGTAAAAAGAGCTAAAAATAAATACAAAGAAAATGAAGAAATCCGATATAAATTTTTTAGAAGATAACAAGTATCTAATCGAAGCGATTAACGAAGGAGCGCCTAAACATGTTTCAGACTATCAAGCCGAAACGCTGTTAAGAATAGCTAAAGAAATTAATCCTGAAATTACTTTTCAAATTAAAGAATGTCAGGACTGTATTAATGGTATGATCACTTTTGTGTACTTAAGTAAGCCAACGCCAGAGTATGTTAATCCAAGTAAGTTAACTACTCAATACATGAAAATGATTGTTGAACCTGAAAAGTAATGAACAAAGAAGCTATCAAATTTGCTGAATGGTTAGCCGAAAATCATTATAGATTACACAATATACAGGAAGGTATGCATATTTGGCAAAATGAAGAAGGATACGCTACTACTGATTATTTATTTTTTATATATAAAGATTATGTCAAATCCCTCAATTAAAAAATAATGAACAAAGAAGAAATTGAATTATTTAATAATTGGATAAATAAATATTTTAAAGTAATCGATGTGGAAGGCCCTCGTATTTTTAAAAATGATGAAGGATATTTTACCCTTGTTGAATTATACTTAAAGTTTAAAGAAGAAAACAATGTCAAAAACTAAATACATTGAAACTCCCGAAAAGCTTTGGGAATTATTCATAATGTACGTAGCTAACGAAAAGAACAATCCAATGTTTAAAGTTGAATACGTAGGTAAAGATGGTGACCAAGTAAACACACCGTTACAAGTTCCTATAACCTTTGAAGGCTTCCAATGTTATGTGGCTGATTTGGATATTATCCAAGATTTGGGAGATTATTCTAATGGTAATAATGAAAGCTATGCAGCGTATCGCCCTATCATTACACGTATAAGACAAAATTGCTTTGTTCAAAACTTCAAAGGAGCAAGTGTAGGTTTGTTTAATGCTAACATCATAGCCAAAAAGTTAGGCTTAGTTGAGAAACAAGACACAACCGTAACCGTTAAAGATTACGATGTAAGTTTAAAACTATAAACCGCCTTTAAACATACGTAAGGATACTATGCCCACAGGACGGAGACAAACAAAATCAAAATGCTGACCATTACAAACGAGGATAATATGCAATTAATGTCAAGATACCCTAATAAGTATTTTGATTTAGCGATAGTTGACCCGCCTTATGGGATTGGAGAAAGTTCTAACGACAATAAAAGCAGAAGTAAACTAGGGAAATCAAAAAATTACGGGAATAAAAATTGGGATGATTCAGCACCAAACCAAGATTATTTTAATGAATTAAAAAGAGTATCTAAAAATCAAATCATTTGGGGTGCAAACCATTTTATTGAAAACATACCAAAAGCTAACAGTAGTTGTTGGGTGATTTGGGATAAATTGAATGGCGAAAATGATTTTGCTGATTGTGAAATAGCTTATTGTAGTTTTAAAACAGCAGTTAGAAAAATAGAATTTAGATGGCATGGGATGTTACAAGGCGACATGAAGAACAAAGAAACCCGTATTCATCCAACCCAAAAACCTGCAGCGTTATACAAATGGCTTTTAGACAAATACGCCAAACCAGGAGACAAAATCCTCGATACTCATTTAGGTTCTGGAAGTATAGCAATAGCCTGCCATGATTACAGTTTTGATTTAACAGCTTGCGAATTAGATTTAGACTACTACGATTCAGCAATGAAAAGAATTAAAAACCATACGGCACAAACAAGCCTGTTTCAGATAGCAGTTTAATGCCTAAAATAAACTACTTAAGACCGTTCCTCTATCCCTATCAAAAGTTAATTTTAGATAGTAAGGCAAGGTTTACAGTAACAGAGGCAGCTACCAAAGTAGGTAAAACCGCAAGTCACATCATTTGGATATTTGAAGAAGCATTAAAAATTAAAACCAATCAACGGGTTTGGTGGATAGCACCAACGATAGGTCAGGCTAAAATAGCTTATGACAGGATGAAAACCCAAATCACCGATAAAGACTTCTTTAAATCAAACGAAACCAACCGAACGATAACTTTAATCACAGGCGGTATCATTGAATTTAAAACAGCCGAAAAGCCTGATAATCTTTTTGGTGAGGATGTTTACGCTGCGGTGTTTGATGAGTTCACCAGAGCAAGAGAGGATGCATGGTTTGCTTTACGTTCTACTTTAACCAGTACAGGTGCTAAGTGTAAGTTTATAGGTAACGTTAAAGGTAAAAAGAATTGGGGTTATCGTTTAGGATTAAAAGCAAAGCAAGGTGAAGAAGGTTATGAGTATTTTAAAATCACAGCTTATGACGCAGCCGATGCCGGGATGCAGACCAAAGATGGTCGAGATTTTATACTTGAAATAAACGAAGCTAAAAGAGATTTACCAGAGGCGGTTTTTAAAGAGCTTTACTTAGCCGAACCTGCCGAGGATGGAACCAATCCTTTTGGGAGTTCCGCAATTAGGCAATGTATATTTCCTTTGTCAAGTTCTCCGCCCGTTTGCTTTGGGATAGATTTAGCAAAGTCATTCGATTATACGGTTATCATTGGATTAGACCAAAACCAAAACGTTTGTTTTATTGAGAGGTTCCAAAAAGACTGGAAGCAAACAACACAATTTATAATAAACTTAACAAGAGGAATTCCGATTGCTATTGATAGTACTGGTGTAGGTGATCCGATTGCAGAAGAAATCGCAAGGCATCGTGAGGTTGAAATGTTTAGGTTTTCATCCCAAAGTAAACAACAGATAATGGAAGGGTTGGCAGTTCAAATACAAAAAAGAGCAATGACGTTTCCAGAGGGGATTATAGTAGATGAGCTTGAAACCTTTGAATATGAATATACACGAACAGGGGTTAAATATACGGCACCATCAGGCGTACATGATGATTGTGTATGTTCTTTAGCTTTGGCAGTTCATAAATATAAAACAGCGCATTCACAGGGCAAATATAGTTTTGCTTAGTTTAAGACAAATGTTACTAATTGAATCAGTTAAAAGATAAATTATGGAGCTTAACACCATTTATAATAAAGATTGCTTAATCGGGATGAAAGACATTCCTGATAAGTCAGTTGATATGATACTTTGTGATTTGCCTTATGGAACAACCGCTTGTAAATGGGATGTGATTATCCCTTTTGATAAACTTTGGGAGCAGTACGAAAGAGTTATAAAAGATAATGGTGCTATAGTGTTAACAGCTTCACAACCTTTTACAACTGACTTAATTAACAGCAACAGGAAATATTTTAAATACGAGTGGATTTGGAGTAAAAACACAGCGACAGGCGGAGCATTGTCGTCTTATCGACCTATGAAATCACATGAAAATATTTTAGTATTTGCTTTAAATAAGTCAATATATAATCCTCAAATGATAAACTTCACAGAAGTTGAAATGAAGAAAATGAGGAAGCATGACTTTGTATGCCCTTCTCCTGCGGTAGGAGGCGGTAAAAATATAAGTAAAGGATGGTATGAAGGGAAAAAGAAATTTCCTAAATCAGTAATCTCTATTAATGGGGTTACGCCTGTATCAAAAGAAAAGCAGGAAGGCAAACACCCTACACAAAAACCAGTTGCTTTATTTGAATACTTAATAAAAACCTACACCAATGAGGGCGAAACGATTTTAGATAATTGTGCGGGTTCGGGTACAACCGCAATAGCTTGTATAAATACTAATAGAAATTATATTTTAATGGAAAAGGAAAAAAAATACTTTGACATTATAAATGAAAGAATTAACAACCATGTAGCCCAACAAAAACTATTTTAAACCCAAACTTAATTATTTAGCTATTTTTTTACATTATGACAGTAGAGGGTTTCCAAAGAGTTTACTCTATCCAAAGCATAACAACTAATGAAACTGAAAAGGTTTGTTTAATGCTTGCCGAGGTTTTTGGATTAGACTATACAGAACTACTCTTAAGTGAGGTGCCTATTGAAAAGCACATTAAAAAGCTGAATAAAAGAATAGATACAAAGCAAGGTTTACTTTCTTTAAAGTTAGAAGTAGATGCAAGTAAAATAACATTAGGTCAATTTATAGAATGCCAGCATTGGCTTAAAAGTGACCCGATACTAAACATACATTTAATTGCAGCTTCCATTTTAAAGAAACGGAAAGAACATAAAAAAGATGCTGATAAGATTTTAAAGGTTGACATTAAAAAGGTTCATGATAAGGTCTATCAGTTTATTGAATCGTTTAAAGATTTGATTGAAAGTTATGCCGGGTTGTTTGAACAGGAAGAAGTGGAAGAACCAAAAAAGAAACATGTGTTTCCTGAACGTTACGGTTGGATGTACTCGACTAAAGAGGTTGCAGATTATGAAGGTATTAAATTAAATGATGCTTACGACATTAATATTATCCAAGCATTAAACGCAATGAGTTATTTAAAGAGCAAAGCAAGTTATGAGAAATGGCAAAGCAAACAATAAGTAGTTCACAACTTCATAAGGCTAATATCCAAGACATTGATTTATTAGGTAGCCAGGACTTTAAGACTATTGAATTAACCGACTTGGTTCAAACCGTTAATTATTTAGGCGCTCAATACGCTTTATTCTTAGCACAAGAAGCCGACCAATCAAAAGCAAGTTCATCGGGTAGGGGAATCAACAGCATCGAATCATTAGGTGTTAAAGTTAATGGATCACTTTACGAGGTTGAAATTGCGATGGATAAGTACATGGAGTTTGTTAGTGGTGGTGTTGATGGTTGGGCGAAGAACAGAGGCGGTCAATTTGCATTTAAAGGCAAGGGCGTTTCTAAACAAATGATTAAGGATGTCAAAGAGTGGCTAACTATCAAAGGTCAAACTACTAGAATACAATCTCAAAGAAGTAAAAGAAGCATATCGGATGCAGCAACCCAACAAGCTAAATCAGTTGCATTCATGATTAAAAGACAAGGCATTGCACCACGTAAGTTTATTCCTAAAGCAACTAATTCAATCGAAGATATAGTTGCAGAAGAAATAGGTAAGGCTTTAAAAATTGATATTATAAATAATTTGAATTAATGAACTTTGTATCCGTACCCAAAGACTATCCAACATGCAACGCCAATGCTATTTGGACTGTTTACGATTTAAACTCAATAAATCCGGCTTTTAAAAACTACAAGTACGTAGCTGAATTATTCATAAGTGGGATTAAGGTTTTCACATCCAGAGTATTTCCGAGACCAACAAGTAACGTAGGTGTTTTTGAATTGAGTTCAATCATTCGTGAATACGTACAGGCCAAGTTAAGCCCGGCAACAGGAATACGAGCACAGGAAATGGGTGTAAATGATTTTATCATCAATACGGTTATTAAAATACGTGAGGAATACAACGGCACAATCGGAGCGGTAGTTTTAGAAGATTCATCCAGAACGTTCTACAATTATTATAACTCAACCTTTACGGATATTACAAGTCAAGCGGGTTTCAATTACACCTTTGATTTTATATTAGGGTTCTTAAATAAAACCAGCACTAACCGACCTTTAGCAGTTAACTCATTTTTTAGTAATACCAGGTTATTCATCCCTTATTTAGCGTCTAATATCACTCCTTTTACTGTAACCATTGGAGCCAACGTTAAAACGATCACACCAACTCAATCAATAAGCGGGCAACTTATAAACGTTTCACCGGGTGCGATTAATTCAGAATATCCGGGAACCATAACAAGCGCAACAGAAAGCTACACCGTAAACATTGCAGGAACTATTTATACTATTAAAATAGTTTGTGAGCCTTTGCTTGTTCAATACCCTATACACTTTTTAAACAAGGCGGGTTTATTTGAAACCTTTGTATTTTCTAAGGTAACAAAGAAATTAAAAGAGTTTGACCGTAAAAAGTTTAACCAACAAGATTACAGGATAAGCGATACAGGGGTTGTGACTTATCAAAACAATCAAGTTTTAAACGAACAGATAACAACGTTCGGCAATAGAATTAAAGAAAGCCTTATCCTTAACTCTGATTTCCTGACAGATTCAGAGTGGGAGTGGCTTTATCAATTAGTGGCATCTCCTATGATCTACTTAGAGTTTCAAAATACTTTATATCCTATCCAGATAAAAGATTCAAACTATGAAGCTAAGATTAACACCTTTGATGGTTTAAACCTTCTTACCCTTAACGTGGATTTAGGCAATGAATTTAAAACTCAATTTAGATGATAGAGCTATTCATTGAAAATCAAAAAGCAGATATTAACCAGACGTTTAGTAGTCTTTTAACTTTTGCTATTGATGATATTACCAATTTCGGCAGTAGAGAAACCACGTTCAGCAAAACAATCATCTTACCCGGCACTAAATTAAACAATGCTTTATTTGGAAATATCTTTGAGGTGAGCGGAAGCAATGACTATTCATCTACTTTACCAAACAAAGGGTTAAACTTTAACGCAGCGATAAGTGCGCAAGCTTATATTTTCCAAGATAACATGCAAGCATTTAAAGGTGTGTTACGATTAATGGAAGTTATCATAGACAATGGATTTGTTGAATACGAGGTTAGTGTATTTGGTGAGCTCGGTGGGTTTGTGGCTAAGTTAGGAAATAAGAAGCTAGAAGATTTAGACTTTAGCGAACATAACCATACTTATTCAGCAGCCAATATCGTATCAAGTGCCAACAACTTCAATGCAGGATTGGGATATTACTACCCGTTAATTGATTACGGAACCTATTCAACCGCAAAACATAATTGGAAGTACAGAACATTCCGGCCAGCTTTATTCGTAAAGGAATATATTGATAAAATCTTTGCCGGAACTGGTTATAAATATAAAAGTGATCTATTTAACACCGCTAGATTTAAAGGTTTAATAGTTCCGTTTAACAGGAAGAGTTTAACTAAGCAGGGCAATAACTTAATAACGGCAAGCTTAAGCACTACCTTTAATGTTGGCTTTTCAATTAGAGTTCAATTTGATAATAAATCAATTACAGACTTTACTTATTCAGGTGGCAGTTTTAAATATATTGGAGCAACATCGACATCAATAAACTTAAACATTCTCATTAGTGGCATCTATCAACTATCAAGTGATGGAAGTACCTATTCAATAGAATTAAGAAAAAACAATGTAGTTATTCAGGAAAACATTTTATTAGGCAATAATGAAACAATAACTCCTTATGAGTTTACTTATGTAGAAAACAATTTCATCATAAACCCTAATGATGTATTAGACGTTTTTGTTAGATATACCTTTGCATCGTTTACAAGTGTAGGCTCTTTAGATGTTAATGTTTGTAATTTTTTAGCCACAGGAAACGCAACCACAACGGTAAACGTAAACCTTAACGATGCGTTGATAATGAATGACACGCTACCAAAGAACATTCTACAAAAAGACTTTATCAGTTCAATCATTAAACTTTTCAATCTATACATTTTTGAAGATAGGGAAACGGATAAGCTTTTACTGATTAAACCCTTTGTTGATTTTTACGCTAATGCTTTAACAATAGACTGGAGCCAAAAGATTGACAGAGGTAGTGCGATTAGCGTTAAGCCTATGAGCGAATTAAACTCACGATACTATGAGTTTGCGTTTAAAGATGATAGCGATTTTTATAATGAAGCCTACAAAAAAAGATATAATTTAAGTTATGGTTCTTTTATTTATGATAGTCAGTTTGAGTTTGCTAATGAGACCGAGAGATTAGAGTTGATATTTAGCCCAACGGTTTTGGTGGGTTACGGTGGTCAGCAAAAAGTCTATTCCACAATCTTTAAACGAACGGGCCCAGATTCAGCACCAGTAGAAGAAAGTATAGACAGTAATTTAAGAATATTACAAGCCAAAAGAGTATTAGGTGTTTCTTCCTATAATATTTTAGGTGATGACGGTGTAACGATTTTAGCAACCTTAACGGAGTATGCTTACGCCGGGCATTTTGATAATCCGGATGCACCAGCTAATGATATAAACTTCGGAACGCCTCAAGAATTACTTTATCAACTAACAACAGGAGCTTTAAATGTGAACCAGTTTAACGTTTACCATTCCAGTTACATGGCGGAGATAACGGATAAAGATTCTAAAATGTTAACAGCCACGTTCAAACTAAACCTTAAGGACATTTACAATTTAGACTTTAGCAAGCTGATCTATATTGATGGAAGTGTTTTCAGATTAAATAAGATAATAGATTTCAACGTAACAAAGGAGGACACCTGCAAGTGTCAGTTATTAAAGGTGATTAATAAAATATACTAATGGCAGATGTAAATATAGTAGGTAAAATTTCAGTAGATCCGGGAAACTCTACTAAGTCTATTTCAGATTTAAAGAAGGAGATAAACGATTCTAAAAAAGCAATGGATAATGCTTCCATCGGTTCAAAGGAATATAAAGCGGCACAAGAGAATCTAAAGAAATCCACAGGTGAGTTATCAAACGCAACAGGAAAACAAACCGGAGCATTAGGGGGATTGAAACAAGGGCTTGCTGGTTTGGCACCAGGACTAAACGGAGCAGCAACAGGTGCAGCAGGATTAGGGAAACAGCTTTGGTTATTGGTAGCCAATCCTATTGGTGCAGTTATAGCGGTGATTGTTGGTGCTTTTGCTTTACTGTTCACAGTATTAAAGAAGTTTGATCCTGTTATGGATGCTTTAGAGCAAGGGTTCAATGCTGTTAAGGCGGTGTTTGACGTTTTATTGGAGGGCGTTTTAGCTTTAGTTACAGGAGCTAAAAGTTTAGGAAATGTATTTAGCGGTTTAGGTAAATCGATAAAAGGAGCAGCGGCAGAGGCTATAGCTTACACTAAAATTCAACAAGATTTAGAAGATTTAATAACAAAGTCAGTTGTTAATCAATCCAAGTACAACAAGCAGATAAATGAATTATTGCTTTTGTCAAAAGACAGAACTAAAACAGAAGCTGAAAGAGTTGCATTAATTGATGGAGCTTTGAGTGTTGAAAATAAAGCTTATTTAGAAAGAAAGAACATAGCAGATAAGGAGTTGAAAGCTGCAAGGTTAAAACTTATCGCAGGTAAGGATTTCACAAAAGAGCAGGCAATACAATTAAAAGAGCAGGGTGTTGATTATGCTATATTTTTAAAAGATAGCAAAAGGTTAAACCAAGCCGACATTGATAATTTAGCTCAAAAGCTAGCTAATAAAGAAAACTTAGAAAACGAAAGCATAGGAACAAGGGAAAAAGCTTTAAATAGAAAGTATGTTTTAGAAGATTCAGCTATTGAAAAACAGAATACGTTAGAAGAAAAATCAGCAGCAGCTAGTAAAAAGAGATCGGAAGAAAAAGTAGCGAATGAATTAACGGCTCTTGAAAAAATAAAGGCTGCTAACGAATTATATTTTAAAAGTGTAATTGATAAAGGCACTAAATCAGAGTTTGACCAAAAGGCAATCCAAGAACTGGGTTTAGGTTTTGACCAATTTTTCGCAGCCGAAGAAGAAAAGATAAGACAGGAAGGTGTAAATGCTGAAGTTGAAAGAGGAAAGACTTTACAGACACAGTTTGAAGAAAAAAAGGCAAATAGTGAAAAACTTACTTTAATTGAAAAGTTAGCATTGCAGGCTAAAATAGAATTACTTTCTGCAACGGCAAATGTTTTGGGTACGTTTTCAGACATGCTAGGAAAGCAAACCGCAGCAGGCAAAACGCTTGCAATTGCTCAGGCTTCTATTAATGCTTATTTAGGTATCTCGGAGGTATGGAGAGCAAAGAATATTTATCCAGAGCCTTTTGGAACAGGGATTAAAATAGCTAGTACAGTAGCGGTTGCAGCTTCTGCTTTTGCAAATGTTAAAAAGATAATAGCGGTTCAAGTTCCAGGCGGTGGCGGTGGTGGTTCAGCTCCAAGTTTATCAACATCAACAGCACCTTTAGCACCAACTCCAATGCAAACTAATACAACATTAGATGCAAAAAGCATTCAAGGTGTTGGGCAGGCTTCACAAGGTGGTACAAGTAGAACCTTTGTTTTAGATAGCGATATTAAAAACAGCCAAGAAAGACAAGCAAGGATTCAGAGGGCAGCTAGAATTTAATATTGAACATCAAAAGGTTCTGAATAAATAGGGCTTCCAGTTTTCATTGTGAATTTCCAGACACCTCTTAACCTTTGGGAATCCTGCAAAGCGGCAACCCAAACAATTTGCTTTTCAGTTTTTAAAGGGAGTTCATGAACAAAGCCAACGGTGGTTAATTCAACCATTGCAACATTCTGAATATTCTCCATTGATATTTCCATAAAGAACTGATTTCGTCCTGCCATGTATTGAGTATCGTAGGCATGTAAGTTAACTTTTGGGATTAAAGCAACGACTGCTTTAGTTGCGGTTTCTGATTTCTCACATCCTACAAATGCGAATGCTAAGAAAATGATTAGGATAATTCGTTTCATGAGTTAAATATAGTTAAGTTTTAAATTAATTAGTGGTTTTCAATAGTTCTTGTGTCTCTAAGAACATACTGTTCAAACGCTTTTTGCGTATCATCAGTAATTGTTATTAGTTGCGCAATTACTTCGAAATGGTCTGCTCCTCTTACAAGCATTTGAACTACTCTATTAAATGTTGTTGATCGATGGTAAAGATTATTACCATTTTTAAACTTAGCAACTATTTCATCAACCTTGTTATAATATTCTTTTTCTTCCATGATATTTATTTTATTTGGTTATTTAAGTTCTTTACATACTCGTTTAAAATATGAGATATCATCCCTGATTTAGTTCTGTTTTGCTCAATCGCCAGTTGATTAATTTTTTCAATCGTATCTGAATCAACCCTAGCGTTTATTCTTACTTTTTCCATAGAACAATACTAACGACAAATAACGACACTACCAAATGTTTTCAACATTTTATTTTTTAAATGCGATAAAAGCAAACTTATTTCCATTAGGTAGTATGGAGCTTCCAGTATTTGAATTGCTTATTTCTGAAAGTGAAGATAGTTCTTTGATGGTTGACGTGGTTTCTTTAGTTGATAAACCAGCTATTGAGAAAAACTTTCTTGCATTTAAGGATGAAAAGCAATGCTTTGCTACTAATGAAGAAATGAGAATTATATCAGGTCCGGCAATGATAGCCGACAAGCCTATATACAGAAACGCTGATAAGAATATGCCAGAGCATTTGGTAGTATTCAGAGCAAGCACCATTCTATCCATAGCGCAAAAGTTTTTCAGCAAAGGTTTACACAACCAATTTAATTTGATGCATGACCCGAATTTAAAAGCAGAAGATGTATTTGTTTTTGAATCCTTTATTGTAGATGATAAGAGAGGGATTAAACCAATGGCAGGATATGAGGACGCTCCAAATGGAAGCTGGTTCTTAAGCGCAAAGGTAAACAACAATGAAGTGTGGGCTAAGATTAAGAACGGTGAAATTAAAGGATTTTCAGTTGAGGGCTTATTCAAGTATCAAAAAGAGAAAATGAGCGAGCAAAAAGCATTCGAACAGATTTTACAAATATTAAATAATATAGAATAATGGATTTAAAAGTATCAGCAAAAGAAGGTTTAGAACAAATCAAAAAATTATTATTTGGTGATGAGTCTGCACCGATAGCACCTGTTGCTCCTGCAGCTTCTGCAGTGGCTTTAGAACTAGTTGAATACAAATTAGTAGACGGAACTACGGTGAAGATTGACAATTTGGGCGAAGGTGGTAAAGTTATGGTTGCTGATTTACCAGCGCCAGATGGTGACCACACTTTAGAGGATGGAACTATAATTTCAACGTTAGGTGGTTTAATTACAGCTATCAAAACAAAAGAGGTTGAACCATTAGAAGCGCAAAAGGACTACATGTTGAAATCAGACTTTGAGAATTTCAAAACAGAAATCCTTTCAAAGTTTAGCGCACAAACTAAAGTACAAGCCGAGGCGAACAAAAAAACGATTGATGTTTTAGACACGATCTTAAAGTTTGAAGTGGAAGCTCCGATTAAAAAGGTAGTTGATTTTGATTCGTTAACACCATTGCAAAAATTTAGAGCTCAAAAAAATGCTTAAAATAAAAGAAGGCAAATCAATTAAAGCTTATGGTGATGGATGTGCATCGTTCACATCAAAAGATAATTTAAGTCAGGCGATTTTGGAGCACTTACAAAAGAGGTTCCCGAATGAGATAGAAGAAATTAAAGAATTTAAAAATTTAAAAAATAAATAAGATGCCAATAAATTACAACGTAGTAGCCATCAGAGGCAAGGCAGCCGAGCCAGTTATTGAAGAATTAGTATTCGAGAACAAAACGGTTTCAGAAGGTTTAGTAACCTTTGAAGATGAAGTAAAAGCAGAAACCATTTTCACCGAGACAGGTGCAACGGTAACAATGCAAGCTTACACATCAGGTGCGCCAACAAGTGCAGGTTCTTTAGATGCTTTTGATACTTTGGTTACTCCAGCTAAGTTTCAATACTATCAAGAGTTTGACCCAAATGCTTTGCGTTTCTCACGTTTCAAGCGTGACATGAAGCCTGGCGCATGGAATATCATGTCAACAGAATTTGAAAGAATTTTAGTGGGTGGTGTTTATGCTAAGAAAATATCTTTTGATATTGAATCAAAGTTTTGGTCTAATGCTTTACCAGCAACCAAAACAGCAGTTGCGGCTTTAGTGGCAGGCTTGCCAAACACATCAGTTGGAGCAGCAGAGCAAGCATTAGTTGCAGCAACCACAGCGGGTTTATTTGATGGTGTTGTTCAAAAGATGATTTACAACTCATCAAACGCAACAGGTACAGCGGGTGTTGGTGCAAGGGTAAAGGTAGTTGGAACTTCTATCAACGCAGCAAATGTGAAAGCTGAGTATGATAAAATCTACTCTGTAATCCCGCCAGTAGTTTTAGCAGCTCCAGTTGGTGAGGTGTACATTTACGCTCCACAATCACACAAGCAATTCATTAACATTTACGACAATAACCCATCTAACTTTAAGTTGGCGTTTTCTGTAAGTGCTGATAAATCTCAATACTACTTTAACGGTATTGAAATAAAGTTTGTGCCATTACCAGAAAACGTTTTGATTGCTTCACCTAAAATGCACATCATTTGGTGTACTGATTTAGCTTCTGATATCAACCTTTTACAGATTGATAAGATTGCAAACAACAGAGAGGACATGTTTATCAAAGCAAACATGACAGTTGCGGCTCACGTAGCAAATCAGAAATTTAACGTGTTATACGTAGGATAATTTAAAGGCCGGTTAACGCCGGCTTTAACCTTTTAAAAATATAATAATATGCCATGTGTATTAACCCAGGGTTACAATTTAGATTGCAAGGATAGCTTTGGAGGCGTTAAGGCGATTTATTTAATTGAAAGAGCAAATGTTCTATCAATTACGGAAACGGCAGGAACGGCAACGGTAATCGCTAAGGTAGCTACTAAGCTATTTTACAAGTATAACATTGAAGCTAATGTAGGTGAAGGAGACGAAAACCTATCCACAAATAAAGCGAATGCCACATTTATGGTTAAGCAGGCGGTTAAGTTTCCTTTAAACAAAATGACCGTAGCGGTTAGAAATGAAATCTTATTGTTAGCTCAAAACAGACTGTACATAGTTGTTGAAGATAACAATGGTTCAGCATATCTATACGGTAGAGATTTCGGAATGTCACTCATGAGCGCAAGTGCTAAAACAGGTGTTGCAGGTTTAGACAGAAACGGATATGAGTTGGCATTTGAATCTGACGAAAAGACTTTTGCTGTTTTCTTAAGTGCAGCAGCATTAACATCATTAACGGTTGCAGGGGTTTAAGTTTGGTTAGTTTATAATTCGGGAGCCTATGCGATTGTATAGGCTTTTTTTTTAAAGTTATGGTAACATTAATACAAGGGGTTTTAAACAGCATAGTCTTAACACTAACGGAGAAAAGCACTTTAGTTAATCCAACTTATAGAATGTTTTGCGAAAACGTTACCACAAAGCAAACGGTGACTTTTGAACTGGGAGCCGATTTAAGCGGGTTTAAAGATAGGTTCAATCTTTTCAACGTATTAGCAACCGTATTTCTAAATCAAGAGACAGGGCAATGGAATTACACCGCCTTTGAAAATGTTTCTAATGTAGTGGTTGAGGTTGGGAAACTTCAATTAAATAAATCAACAAGTTTTGAATTTAACGCTTACAACGTGAGCACATCATATAAAGTGTATGCCGGTTAATCAATTTTCAGAGGTTACTCAAAAGTTTTCAGACAGTGTAATTCCAAGTTTTAAAAAGGATTACGGAACCTCTTATGTGAGGTTTGGGGATGACAACGCTTATCCTGATTATTTACTTCAACTTTTTAATAAATCACCAAAGCATAGAGCAATCATTAATGGTAAGGTTAAATACATTTATGGCGGTGGTTACAAGTTTGAAGGTACAGACCCAAAGACGGCAGAATTTATTGAGAAGTTTGAAAAGCTAACGGCCCAATGTTTAACTGACATTGAGACTTTTGGCGGGTGTTACATTGAAGTGATTCCTTCACAATATGCCGGACACTTCGGGATGCATCATGTTGACTTTAAAACCATCAGAGCGAACGAAGATTGCACCGAATTTTACTATAAAAAAGAGTGGCTTAAAAATCATTTAGGTGAGCAGGAAACCATATTACCGGCTTTTAAAGTTGGCTTAAAAACTAAATCAATTTTCTCTTATAAAGAATATACACCTTATGCAAGCGATTACCCTTTGCCGGGTTACATAGCAGCGATAAATTATATTGAAGCGGATGTAGAGGTTTCTAAAGCGGTATTAACAAATGCCAGGACAGGCTTTAGTGCAACCAAGTTTATCAACTTTTACAACGGTGAGCCAACAGAAGAAGAAAAAAGGGGTATTAACTCAAGATTTGAAAACGCAGCAACAGGTGCAGAGGGTAAAAAGGTTTTAATCGGGTTTAATAATGATCCAAATAAAAAGCCAACGATAGATGATTTGGGCGTAAGTGATTTAACTAAAGAAAACTTCGGTGGTGTTGATGACCTAATCACTAATAATATCTTTTCGGCTCACGAAATTACACACCCTTTATTATTCGGAATCCAACAAGAAGGAAAATTAGGAAGCTCACAAGAGTTAAGAGTGGCTTTTGATATTTTTAAAAATACTTATGTAAGTTTTAAGCAAGCCAAATGGAATAAAATAGTCAACTACTTTGCCGGCTTACATTCAATAACGGATGTGATTTATTTAACGGATGTTGACCCGGTAGGCTTTGAGTTTACAGAGGCTACGATGTTACAAGTAGCACCAAAAGCATGGTTGTTAGAGAAAATGGGAATAGACCCTAAAGACTATCCAAACGAAACATCAGCCGGAACGACAGTTGTAACAGATGAAAACTTAGCAAACGAAAACCTTAAGAACTTAACAGGCAGGCAAGGGCAACAAATAGAAAGAGTTGTAAGAAAATACAATTCAGGAGCCTACACTTTAGAGCAGGCTAAAATCATGTTAAAAGGTGGTTTTGGTTTAAGTGATGAAGAAGTAACTGCCATGCTCGGAATCAAAGAAGATATTTCTTCAAACTTTGCCAATGAGATTAATGATGATTTCTTATATAGCTTGTTTGAGGTTCACGGAGAATCAGAAGATAACTATGAAGTAAAGAGTTCAAAGGAAGCCACGTTCAATGAGGATGATGAAAGTGAAATGATTGCTTTGGCTTTTGATTTTAAACCATCAGAGCCACAAACTCAAACTAGCCCGGCAACTAAACCTCCAATTTCAATCCCTCCTAGAATAGATATTAAAACACCTAAATTTTTGGTGAGGTATAAATACGAAAAAAGAGCAGATGCAAGCGGTTCGGATATTTTACCAAACGGCAGAACCCGCCCATTTTGTGAGCGTATGATTAACGCCAGAAAGTTTTATTCAAGAGAAGATATTCAAAAGATGACAGTCATTTTAGGCTATAATGTTTTTGAAATGGTTGGTGGGTATTGGAATGATAACGGAATCATCAAGGCACATTGCAGGCATATTTGGAACGCTGCCATAGTTATTAGAAAATAAAAGCCAGTTATGTCGGCAATTACTCTTTACTTAAAAAATGGTGAAGCTATTTTTAATCGAAAAGGGGTAAAAAGATTAAAACAATACAATAGAAATGGTGAAATAGTAGGAGAGTTTTTTGATAAAAAAGAGGCAACGGAAAAAACAGGTATTAAGTCTTTTCATGTTGGCAGAGGCTTAGATGGAGGTTATCTTTTTTCATACGGAAAATTTGATACAAATCTCTTTATAAAGTTTGAATTATCAAGAAAGGTAAGAATGAAAAAAGTCTTACAAATAGATAAAGAAGGAAATATAGTAGCCGAGTTTGAAGGAGTGAGGGAGGCGGGAAGAATTACAGGTATTGACCATAGAAGTATTGCTGAAATAGCAAATGGTTCAAACAAAAAAAGGCATACAGCTGGAAATTTTAAATGGAAATATAAATGAGTTTAAACATTTTACTATTAAAGCCATCGGTACTAAAAGACCGCACTACGGTACATAAGAACGTAGATGATAAATTAATCTATCCCGAAATTAAAGCTTCGCAAGATATGTTTATACTTCCTTTAGTGGGGAGTGGCTTATTTAATAAACTTTTAGCAGATATTAATGCAAATGTTTTAACCGGTGTGTACAAAACTTTAGTAGATGATTACTTGATTGATACTTTGATAAACTACACAATGAGCCAAATGGTGACTACTGTTAACTATCAGTTTTGGAATACCGGAGTTGTTTCCGTTCAAAAGGATAGCGCACAAATCCCAAGTCAATCGGACATGTTTGCTATTGTTGACAAGTATAAGAACAGAGCAGAGCATTACAGCAAAAGAGCAAGGATGTATTTATTACAGAATCAGGGTTTATATCCAGAGTATAGAGCACAAAACGGAGGCATGGATACCGTATTCCCTGACCAAACATCATTTACAAGTCCTATTTATTTAGGTAACGAAGGATTTATAAAACCAAACAAATCATATAATGAACCCTGGTTATGAGTAAAAAAGAAGGCACAGTAAGTAAAAAAAATGAGCAGAAGTTAAAATTTTATTTAGAAAAAAATGTTCAAGCACCTCACATTAAACCAGATTGTAGCCAGAATAAAAGAGTTAGGCAATAGCCATGCTCAAATTAAGCAGGTTGGTTATGGAGATTTTGCAGACTTAAACTCCGAAGATAAAAACTATCCATGTTTTTTGTTTGATGTGGACAGCCCAACTATTTCACCTAAATCAAAAAAGACATCATACTCTTTTCAGTTTTTGTTTATGGATTTGGCTAATGTAGCCGAAAAAAGTAAAGAGAATGAGCTAGACGTTTGGAGCGATTTAACCTCAATAGCAGAAGATATTTTTGCTTTAATGAGAAACCCTAATTACTTAAACGAAGATTGGACTTTTGAGGACGATGTTTCAGGTGAGTATTTAAGAGAAACGGAAAAAGATATAATACTAGGCTTAAAATTTACGGTAAGGATAAGCACTAACATGAATAATAACAGATGTCAAGTACCTACAAATGGCTAAGATAACATACCCAAATAAGCAAGTAGCGGTAAATCCAAATGCACCGGCAGCTAATGAAATCTATTCAGCAATCAATGCTAACGAAGTAAAAGAATCAGTAAACTTTTTATATGATTCTATTGCCAATGTTGGTTATGTAGATGGTTTTGTTTCAGGGCCTAATTTGGTTTCAACATCAGCAACTCAGGTAGCGATTCAAACCACAACGCAAAACAAAGCACTTGTTTATAATGCAAATGGTTTTCAATATACTAAAGCAGCAGGTTTAGCTGACCAAATCTTTACAGGCACACCAGACGCAACGTTTTCAAAAGGATGTATTGTGCAAGGTAACGGAACGATAATCAGTTTAAAACAAGGTGTTGCAGCGGCAAGTGTAATTTATCCAACACCGGACACAGGTTATGCTACAATCTATTCATTCTTATTAACCACAACTGGAGTAACTAACATCAGCTCACAGTTGGCAGGTTACGCAAAGCTTAATGAGTTGAACGCTGGTAATATGAACATAAGCGGTCAGTTCCAAGTCAATGGCATTCCATTGCCTAACGACAATCAATTAGTACATATAGCAGGCACAGAAACAATAACAGGCGCTAAAACTTTTATATCAGATGTTCAAATTCCAGCCATACCAGTTAACGCAACATCAGCTATTTCTAAAAGCTTCGTTGACAATGCTATAACAGGCATAACATGGAAAGCGGCTGCTAAAGTTGCAACAACTGCAAATATTACTTTAACAGGAGCGCAAACTATTGATGCAACAGTTTTAGCTGTGGGTGATAGAGTTTTAGTTAAAAATCAAACAACGGCAGCAAACAACGGTATTTACTTAGTTTCAGCGGGTGCATGGTCAAGGGCTTTAGATGCCGATTCAGGAACGGAAATTGAAACGGCAACAGTAGCGGTAACTAGCGGAACGGTTAACGGTGATACACAATGGACTTGTACAGCAACGGCAATTGCAATAGGCACTACTGCAATAACATTTGGTCAAATATCAGGTGCGGGTACTTATACAAATGGTTCAGGTTTATCTTTAACAGGAAATGTTTTTGCGGTAACGCCCGCACAGCCTACAATTACAAGTTTAGGTTCTTTAACAGGGTTAACAATTTCCGGGAATTTAACGGGAGCAACAGCTAATTTTAGTGGTAATGTAACAACTTTAGGGATTTTTGGCGGTAGAAACTCAAACGGTCAAGCGTTTAATGCAGGTAACGAAATAGATTCTGATTTAGGCATTTTTGTAGAAACAAATAATATTAAATTTGTTAATTCATTTGCAAATAGCGCATTTAGTTTTGTTACAGCAGGAAGCACAAGACTATCCCTAAATAATTTAGCAGCAACCTTTACTGTTCCTGCCACAGCCACATCATTTATTAAAACAGGCGGTCTATCAACTCAATTTTTAAAAGCGGATGGAAGTGTTGATGCTACGGTTTATGCTAGTGAAAGTAGAGTGCCAAAACAGCTTAAAGACTTCTACACAGATGCAGGTAATGTTGGTGCAACACTTACCGACTTATACACATTCAGTGTGCCCGCTAACACTTTAAATGCAGATGGTGATAAATTAGCTTTTAGTTTTGGTGGTAGTTACGCAAACACAGCTAACTCTAAAACCTTATCTATTCGGTTTGGAGGTAGTGGCTTTGGACTGCTTGCAACTTCACAATCTGGAGGAGGGTGGTCAGTTACTGGTCACATTATAAGAACAAGTGCAACAACTTACAGGATTACAATAGTAAAGGCGGATGGCTCATCATCTGTTACAGCCCTAACCGCTAGCACTTTTAATTTCACAATAAATAACTCATTTGTATTAGATGCAACAGGTGGCGCAACCTCAGACATCACCGCTCGTAATGGTTATTTAGAATTTAAGCCAGCAGCTTTATAAAATGAATTACAAATTCTTTAAACTAATAAAATATGTATAAACAAACTGGTGACTTAACAGTCTTTAATGAGCAAAAGGTAGCTTTAAGAACATCTCAAATAAACTTTAAGCCTACGTGGGGAGTTTCTACTTATCGTTATAAAAAAATAACAACAGGTACGGGTGCTGCTGCTGCTGAAACAAATGGGGAGTTTAGGTTGCAAACAGGCACAACGGCTGCTAATATATCCTCTATTGAAACAAATAAAAGAGGACAATATCAAGCAGGCACAATGGGTCAGGTAGGCATTGGGATTAGATTACCAATTGCACCAACGGGCACACAATATGTAAAATGGGGATACTCCGACCTTGCAAATAATGGGTTTTATTTTGGGCAGGACATAACAGGTATTTATGTTGCATCTATTACAGGAGGTGTTGAAACAAAAATATACCAAGCAAATTGGAACGGAGATAAATTGAACGGTGCCGGAACGAGTGGTAACGCTTTAATTTTTGCCAATGGTGCTATTTCACAAATAGATTTCACTTGGTATGGCTACGGAGATATTAAGTTTTCGTTTCTTATATTTAATACAACAACTTTAAAAACTCAAAAGGTAATAGTTCATACTATTAAGATTAATAGTGCAGCTTCAATCATCGACCCAAATCAGCCTTTAAAATTTGAAGTAGGTAACGGCGCGACTTCAAATACTGATTTTAGTTTGTTTGTTGGTGGTCATCAGTTTTCAGTTGTAGCAGGTTTTAGTGATCCACAAAAAAGATTAATTAGTGAATTATTAACTAATTACACAACCGCATTAAATACTAATTGGCAGCCTTTAATAGCATTCAGGAAAAAAGCAACTTTTAATGGAAGGGCGAACTCAGTAAACGGAAGTTTGGAAAACTTTGAAGTGGCAGCAGATGGGGAAGTTGAGACCAGAATAACTATTGGAGGTACAACTTCAAATTTAGCCTTTGTAAATCCTACGGGAGTACCAGCAACCGAAAGTGCGGTGGAAACAAAAGTAACAGGCGTTACAGCCTTAACAACTTCAGTAGATGGTAATCCTTCTGATTATGGATTTGTGAATGCAAACAATAAAGCAGCGGGTTTTTCTGTAAATAATGTTCAAATTGTTTTAGGAGACAGCGTAGAGGTTATATTATGGGTAAGGAGATTAAGTGCTGCTGGTGCTGTTATCATAAAACATGCGCATTTAACCTGGAAGGAAGAATGGTAAAACTTTTTAACTCAATGCAAAATAGGTAAAAATGGAAAAATTAATGCAAAACTTCAAACCAATAGTTGGATTTCTTATAATATTAATGGCGTTTGCTTATTACTTCACGATTCTGTTAATTGAAAAACAAGCTAATCAACAGGTTTTAATAGCTATTGTCGGTATTGTTGGAACGGTTACAGGTTACTATTTTGGGAGTTCCACAACCGGAAATAAGAAAACTAATACAGGCGAAACAACGGCAGAAATAACAGCGGTAATTACAAAATCAGATGATTAACGATGGAAGAAATACACCAAAAAATAACCATTCAGGAAGTTGCAAAGCATCCCTTAGCTTATGTTTTGATGGTGGCGGTTGGCGTGGTATGGTTTTTTGTTTATCAGTTTTCGGGAGCTAGTTCCTTAGTTAACAAAAATTGTGAGCAGGAAAAAACACAATTAAGAATTGAGCTAACAGAAGAACGGAAACAAAAGAATGATTTATACAATGCTTTACTGGTTAAAAACGGCATTATAGAACAAATAAAAAAGAATACGGATAGTTTGGTAAGGGAAAAAGTAGGTAACGAAGCCACAGAAATTATAAACAAATGAGAAGTATATTAAGATTTTGGTATTTGCCAGTCATTGCCATATTGCTATTCAGCAACTTTAAATCGTGTAAAAGCTATTTAGAAATAAACAAACGTATTTCAAAATATGATAAAGACAATGCTTCGATTAAAAAACAAATTCAAACATCAGCAACTATTATAAGCCGCAAGATTGACAAGTTTGGTTTAAGCCATGTTACTATTGCAGAGGGTGAAAACATTCTCCCACGTGAGTTAATTAATGATGTAGCTGTAAGTCCAGGCATATTAGATACTACTGCAATGGCTTTAGATATTCTAAAAAAACAGGTTCAATCCATAACTATTATCAACAGCACTTTAGAAGCAAAAAACTTAAGGGCTGAAAAGCATTTAGATTCCTTAAAACGTGAAATATACACGTACAACGATAAGTATGTGAGTTTAAAATTCAAAGTAGCTGACACTTTAAACAAAGACGCAACCTTTGATTTTAAGTACAATGCTAAACTTAATTATGTACAATATTGGAAAAAGAAATTTCCGATTATTGGAGCTAAAAGAAGTTATATAGACGTGTGGAGTGATGACCCACGAACAACAATAAACGGTGTAGATAGATTAAAGATTGAAGAAAAAGTTCCTCAATTCGGTTTAAGGGTTCAAATGCGAAGCATCTATTCACTTACAAGCCAGAAGCTTTTTGTTGGACCAGGTTTAAGTTTCGATTTTAAAAGATATAATATTTTAGGATACAGTTACTACAATGTAAACGATAGAAGGTGGATCCAGGCAGTTGGTATTAATTATGACTTAATAAGGTTTTAAAATAAATAAAGATGACAAGATTACAACTAACAAAAAGCTTTACAGTTGAGGAATTTGATTGTAATGATGGAACGCAAGTACCATGTGAATTTATTAAAAACGTTACTAAAGTAGCTGAAAACCTACAAGTATTAAGGGATTTCTTAGGTGAATCTGTTATGGTTACTGGTAGTGGTTACCGAACTAAAGAGCATAACGATAGTGTAGGAGGTGCGAAAGAAAGTCAACACTTAACAGCAAACGGAGCCGATATTAATTCTAAAAACAAAACTCCAAAAGAATTAGCTAAAGTGATTGAAAAGCTTATTATTTTGGGGAAAATGGAACAAGGCGGTATCGGAATTTACAAAGGGTTTGTTCATTACGACAGACGTGGAACTAAAGCAAGGTGGTAGCATGAGTACAGCGCTATTCAACCCGCCCACGCCAAAGAATTGGATTTACATTATAATCATAACATCATGCTTGCTAATTATAACGATTCTTAATAGTTAAAATAAACCGTTTAATTTTAAGCCGATTATTAATTTAATTGGCTTTTTTTTGTTGATAACTATTTTAAATATTACATACAAGTAATTAAAAATAGTGTTATATTTACAGAGTAATCAATAGGGATTATTTAAAACTTGCAAATCATGACAACAGTAAAATTAAACACAATCGAAAATGAAGTTTATAATGCTTGTATAAACGCTGCTAAAGAAGAAGGAGATAATGGATATGAGTTCACTCTATGCGCTTTAAAATTAGAATTATCTAAAAATCAACTAAAAGGGTATTTAGGTCAATTAACTCAAAAAGGTTTATTAACTCCTTTTGAAGAATCTTATTTTGACTTTGGAGTTATTGCATTAACGCCTAAATACGAGCAGTATAGCGAATTTAATTATCAGTTTGATATAGTTATTAATTAACTCACAAGTTCCGCAAGTCTTGCGGGTACTTTAGCGCAACGCTCATAAAGCTTGCGCTTTTGGTGGTAAATGAGAAAAAACAAGCTAACAGGCGCAATCCCGAACGCTGGAAGAAAGAAGGGTAATGATGATAAAGTTGCTGTTCATTTAACCATAACTAAGAAGGCTAAAATGATACTTGACCAAAAACTAAGAATGGATAAAGGCAACTTTGTGAGTGGATTGATTGAAGGGAGTGAAAATTCAGATTGTTTAGACCACTACTTTCCACGTGGTAAAGATGGAAATTTATTACCTTGTGAGTTTTGCGGAGTAACCAAACCAATTACGGTTTATAAATAGTTAGATAATGAATCAATATGTATTAATACATGAAGAAAATAAAATAATAATTCAAGATTCTTCATATATCGAAGATGGATGGTGTATTGAAGTAATTGATAATATAATTAATCTTTACGAAATACCAATGTTTGGCGGAGAACCTATTTTAATAAAATCAAATTGTGCTTCTATTTTAGAAGCAA